ACCGAGCATATGGAACGGATGCATAAGGATATTGTGTTCCGCTTGAAAGACAAACATAAAATTGAAAGTCCCTGAAATACCAAGAGGCATACCATCACTAAAGCTCCCTTGTCCAAATGGATATACGAGGAAGACTGCGAAGGATGCAGCAACAGGTGCGGAATAAGCTACACATATCCATGGTCTCATTCCGAGTCGATAACTAAGTTCCCATTGTCGTCCCATGTATGCTGAGATACCGATGAGAAAGTGGAATACAATAAGTTGATATGGTCCTCCGTTATACAACCATTCGTCGATGGTTGCAGCTTCCCAGATTGGGTAGAAGTGAAGACCGATTGCATTGCTTGACGGGACAATGGCACCCGAGATGATGTTGTTTCCATAGAGTAAAGAGCCAGCTACTGGTTCACGTATTCCATCTATGTCAACTGGTGGTGCAGCCACGAAGGCTACGATAAATGCTGTTGCAGCGGTTAATAGTGCAGGGATCATAAGCACACCAAACCATCCCACGTAGAGACGGTTATCAGTGCTAGTAACCCAGTCACAGAAACGCTGCCAGTTGTCAAATGGTTTGGTTAATGTGGCTGTAGTCATTTATATAAAGGTTAAAAAATACCAGGAATAATTTGTCCTGTTGTGACGTATGCTCCAAGAGCAGCAATTATGCCGATCATTGCTAACTGTCCGTTAGTTCTTTCAGCTTGCTCCATAATGAAGTTCTGTTCGTTTTCGTTCATAAGTCTTGGGGGTGTTTCTTTTGCAAAAATATTCTGCTTACCGTATTCGGTAGTTGTAGTCATTGAATTAAAAGATAGGTGAACGGCGATGATGAACTGTCAGGTCGCCATATCTATCTAGAAATCAACGTCTGATCTATCTAGTTTCGCAATTAAATCTTGTCTATAAGCTGGGTCATTCTCATAACGAGCATCACTCATTGCAGCAACAACTTCAGCTTGACTTCTAAATACATCCCCAGAGTTCTGAGGTGCTTTACCACTTAACATTCTTCCTTCGTATCCATTAGAGTCTTCGTATTGAGCTTTAAGTCCATTGATAGCTAGTTGTATTGCAGCTGGATTACCACTCTCAACGATGCCATCAAAAGCATCTATGGAATCTTGTCCTAGATTTTCACTAGCCCATCCAACGATGTTGCCATACTCTTGTTCACCACCAACTGAATTCTTAATAGCATTTATATCTCCATCACTTAAATCAGGAGCCTCTTCTTGTTGAGGTAGATCCATTTGTATATTCATATAAGCGTCAACTAAATCTTGACTACTCATACTAGCAAACTTCTCATAAGTCTCTTCAGATAACTGACCTTCATTAGCAAAGAACTCATCATTAGCATCGTTGATTAAGTTAACTGCTTCAGAATATTCCTCAGTTTCTTCTGATTCTTCTTCCTCTCCTTCTTCTTCGTATTCATATTCGGAGTCCCCAGCTTCTTCGCTATCTTCATCGCCTTGTCCTCCAAGTTTTCTTTGAAGTTCGACATAAGCTTTTTCTAAATCTTCTGCATTCTTATATTTACCTGCAAGTAATTGATCATGTTCGGCTTCCATTGCCTCCCCAACTTGCAGGGAATCTTGTTCTTCAGCACTTAAATTATCAAACGCTGTTGCTGAATCAGCATCAGTATTTACTGTTAATGTTTCTGCCATATTTATTCAGTGGGTGGTTGTGTTACATCAGGTGAGTTCATTGCTCCACCTGTAAATTGTTGAGCCATCTCCATTGCATCTGGATTCTTAGTAGGATCTGCCAAAGGTGATGAAGCAAACTGACCAGCTTGACTAAGTAGTTCTTGGTTAGCTTGGATGTTCTGTTGTTGAGCCTTCTCTTGCTGCATCTGTTGAGCAGTCTTGACTAGGTTCAATACATCTATACCTTGTGCAGCTGCCAATCTCTTAATAGCTTCTGAAGGATCAATGAATTTCATCAATGCTTCTGGACCTAATGTCTGAGCAATGGTTGTTATAAATGCTGTTAGGCTTTCTCTATCTTGTCCTCTACCTAGAGCATTAACTCCAGCTACTATCTGAGGACGTACTAAGTCTTTAGGTATCTTAGGTATTTGATTACTACGTTGAAGTATAAGTAATGTCCTATTGAGATAAGGAATAAGAAACTCAATCGTTAGTAAGCTGAATAGCCCACCCAATTGTTGCTCTAATTCCATCTGTGTTAGACGTACTTCCTCTGCTGTAGTTCTTTCACTTTGTCTAATCTGTAAGACAAGGAAAGCATCTAAGATTCTCCTCTCTATTTGAGTAGCTAATGTACTAGCTGTTGAGAAGTCAGCTGTTTTACCAACTTGTATAACTCCTACATCATCTGGTCTACCTTGTACGATAGCCCCATTACCTGCTGAAGCAAGCGTAGATGCCTTTGTTGTAGAGCTAGGTGAAAGTAGGAAGATAACTTTACTAGCTGCTGCAGAGCCTTCCACAAGGGCTTGAGACAATGCGTCTAATGACTTTAAGTCTCCAAGAAACTCTTCAACTCTTCCTCTTCCGTAGTCCTCTCCATCAACTGTATTAAACCGTAAGACGAGCCAAGGACTTGTGTTCTTAGGTGCTGTACTTCTACTACCAGGAATGATCTTTCCATCAACTTCCTGATACCAAACCCAGCGACCACTTTTATCATCAAGTTTGACGCATGTATACACTTCTACGTCATCGTCATCAGAGCCTGTGTGATTATCCACAACTGTATTGGGATCTGGTTCTAGTAGCTCTGCACCTAAAACCTTTCGATTAATTAATTCTTTTGTGACAATTTCTATTACATTCCCATTACCGTCTCTGTTAACAACGTATCTATTTAATGGAAAATGTTTTAACCCGTCTTTACCCATAAAGACAAGTGCATTACCTGAGACTATTAAATGTTTGAGTGCTTGATGAACAACAACTCTATCGCTAGAAGCTGCTATGTAATCCATAACCATTCTTTCCATCTTAGAAAAAGATAGGTCTAATTCGCTACGGATCTTTGCATCAATCTCTTCACCTAACTTATCGTCTCTTATTTGTAGCTTAAAAAATGTAGTCTGTGGTGGTAACAACGCAAGCATTAATTTTGCTGCTAATGTTACAACTGCTTTAGCTCCTACACTTTGCCAAGGTTGTGTTAAATGTTTTCTACCAGTCCTAGATGAGTTATCATCTTGTACTAAATAAGGTAGTGTTAACTTAGAACATTCAACTGCTGTATCTAGAAACTGTGCTCGTCCACTCGTTAATGCTGAGTAGCGTTCACTAGCTTTACGCAACGTTTATACCTCCAGTTTTAGTTCCTGTTTTGTTTTGATTGAGTGGGATCTTTAATTCATTCGTACCTACTTTCTTAGCAACTGCAGAAGCTCTAGCTGTGTCGCCAAACTTAACTTTCTTTGTTGCATCATCAGCGGTATCTAATTTCTTAGCCTTTGGTGCTTGTTTAACTGTGGGTGAAGGTTTAATAGCAGGGGGTAGGGCTGCTGACTTAGGTGTCTCTACTTTTGGATTAAAAAAACACATATTATTCGTCGAGTAATGATTTCATATATTCAATGACACTGGCTTGACCAGCTCTATACATAATTGATTCAATACCTTCTTTAGGATGGACTGGATGCCAAGAGAATCTTTCTTCTAACTTGGTAACCAGTCTGTCAAACCTTTCGTGATCTAACTTAAGAGTATTGAGGGAGATTTGTGTTTGCATGTTCGAAAAAGGCTGGCATCCTAGCTGACTTGGTGGCAGAAAGTTCAGGAGCCTTGCCGTTATACATCAAGTTGTCGCTAGAATCGAGCCAAAATTTTTTGCTTAAATATTTATCGCCATAAGTGTTTTTACTTAGGGGTTCCATGATCCAGTTAATGGTGGCTTTCCTGAGTTTGTCCAGAGAATTACTAGGCCGTAAGCCCATATCGTGACATACAAGGCTATTAGTGGCCACGTGTACCTGTTCGTCTCTGGATATATCAGCTGATACCGTTCTGAGACCAGCATCCCCATTAAAACGAAAAAAAGGAAGTAATACAAAAAATATTGCACGTTCTATTACTAGGGCTTTGGTGATTTCATGGTCAGGATGAGATATCCAAGCATCTCTTAATCGAAATGCCTCAGACTCAGCCTTTTCATCAACGCCTATAGCGTTGGTAATGTAGCCAAGGGCAAGATCATGTTTGATCTCATCCTTGACGTTTGACTCTAAGAGATCCCTCGCAGATGAGGGAACCTCCTTTCCAAGTGTCTCAGTAATCCAGTCACCCACAGGTATTTCCATGTGGCGTACTGAGAGACAACGGTAGAGGGTCTCTTCTGCTCCCTCTTTAAGCTTTCCAGCTGTTGTTTGGACTGGTGTCCATGTCCTCTTTCTATTGAGTAACTTTTCATATGGGTTCATTCTTGACAATCGCATTGGGGTTCGTTGTTTAAAATCCCCTGCAAGTAATCTTGGACATCATCTTCGTCTAAAGCAGCATATGCACTTGACTTATCTTGTGTGTCTCCCATCACTTGTAGTGAATAATAAAGTGAAGTTTGGGGACTATCTAGCCACTCTTCAACGAACTGTTCGTCGTAGGTTACAACATCACTCCAA